TAAGATATCAAATTGGTGCTGCAACTACAAATATTGAAGTTGTTCAAACTACAGGCAGTGGCGTCGTTGCAGATGGAACATTTGTAGCTGGAACTAACTATCAAATGGGTTCTGAGATCTTCAGAGTCGATAGTTTCTCTAACGGATCCGATTCTACAACTCTTACTGTTACTAGAGGTCAGAATGGAACTACTGCAGTTTCTCACCAAGAACAGTTACCAATTTACGGCACAGCAATTGAAGTAACTACTAATCTTACTTTAAGTAAGACTACAGGTACATATCAGTCAACTCCTGGTCTGTTTGATATTCAACTCAATGATGTTATCATTGGAGCTTCGTCTGGTGTTGTTGCTAGAATTACTTCTACTGCGGTTTATCAAGATCCTACGACAAGTGAGTCTATCGGACAGGTAAATATTTCGCCAGGATCTTCTTTCTTCGGACTTCTGTTCAACAGAATTGCGTCTCAAACATATCCTAATGTCATCATTGATGATATTTCACAATCTCAAGTTAATGTTGTTGACTTCACTGATAACAGCACAGCGTTTAACTCTGATTTCCCTGCAAATGAGCAACTTAATAATTATGTAATTCCTTATGATAATGCCTCTGGCGCTTTATCTGCAGATGAAGTTATTCGTAACTATAAACTTGAATATGGTAACAATATTGGTGACTTTAGTACCAGTGAAACAGGATCTGTTAGAAAACTAACCTTTACTGATAGTGTTGGTGATGGATTCTTCTCTGCTGGTCAAATTATTAGAACTCGTGATACTAAAGCAGAAGTTATTGGATATAATCAAGCTAAAAAGACAGTTTATCTTGGTAAGATTGGTCGCTCTAGATCTAATGGTCAAGATTATTTCCTCTGGACCTGGGAGCAAGGTGCATATCTGAATACTTCCAATAAGAAGTTTGGAGCAGCATCTCTGGCACTCTCTGCAGGTCTTTCTGACCACGCCTTTGTAAGTGGTGTTGCAGATGCAATTACTGCAGGTGGTGGAGCAACTGGAACTTATACTGCTGCAGCAGGAACGACATATGATCCTGCAACTGGCACTTTAGTATTGGAGATTGGCAACCATTCCTTAACAACTTCTAATACAGTTACTATTGCTGATAATGCAGTTACGTTTACATGTGATCAAGACGGAGATACTTCAAATAAAACATATCCTCGTTCTACTGATCCTGCGTCTGGATCTCCTCGTAATATTACTGCAGTAACTTCAACAACAATCACTGTTAATGTTGGTGCAGTTCCTATTGACGAATACATCAGCACAACATCTTCTAGCGAATTTGCCTTTGGAACAGGTGCATATACAATCGAATTCTGGGTTAAACCTCTTGCTGCTTCGATAACAGGAACCAAGACTCTTCTCGACTTCCGTACTCAAGCAACTGAAGTTGCTGCTAGAGTTTACTTAGAAGCGGGACAAGTTCGTTTCAATGTAAATGGAAGTGATCTGGTAACTTCTGGTCTGACCACATTGAATAACAATGTTTGGTATCATGTTGCACTGGTTCGCTCTTCAACCACTCTCAAACTTTATATTGATGGTGTTGAGAGAGGTTCTGGAACAGATTCTAGCAACTATACCGCAAAACCACTCAGAATTGGTGGTGATTATGCAGGTGCTAATGAATTTGCAGGATATATCGATGAACTGCGTGTTTCTAATACAAATCGTTATACCACAGCATTTACAGCACCTTCTGGAATGTTCCAAGGAGATGCTAATACAAAATTACTACTTCACTTTGATGGTGCTGAAGGTCAGCAATATGTTGATGACTGGTCTGGTGTTGAGTCCTTCACTGCGGATGAATACTTTAATAATGATGCAATCTTAGCGACATCTAGAAGCACTTCTGGATTGGGAGTCACTGGATTTACTGGTAATTCTCATCGTTATATTAATGCTGCTGATAATATTCTCAAGAACAAGGACTTTATTGCGAATGAAGCAGTTTATATCATGAAGGATCGTTATCCTTACTTCACTGTTCCTGGTGGAGAGGTTAATTGTGAAGATGATGTTCGTGATATCCTTGACGCTGTTGTTACTGACATCAGAAATGGTAGTAATGATAAAGTTTGGGATGCTGCAGCATTATATGTGAATAGAACTGTTAATCCCGTAACACTGAGTCATGTTGAGGGTGAAATTCCCGAAACGGTTTACACCTTGGAAAAGGTTACTGAAATTGTCAAATATGTGATCAACAATACTCCTTGGGACGTACAAGGTGATCATGGACTGACTCAAAAGTTTGATAATACCATTACCGAGCAGAGTGGTGCAGCATTAACACAATTTACACCAAGTGCTGCAACTTATAACGCTGCAACTGGTGAAATGGTTCTGACTTCTAATGGTCATGGACTGAATGCACCTACAACTAAAACTGCAACTGGTGCAACATACACCGCAACTACAGGTGTTATGCAGATCACTTCTAACTCTCATGGTCTTTCCAACGGTGATAGAATTAAGTTAGCAGATAATTCTTTAACTTTCTCTTGCACCATGGATGGCAATACTGCCAATAAGACTTATCCTCGTGCAAACGATCCTGCTTCTCAGGGTTGGTTAGAAGTTTCTAATGTTGCCACGAATACATTTGAAGTTAATGTTGGCAAGTCTCCTACTGTCAACTATACTCCTACTACAGCAACTTATAATCCTTCTACAGGTATTGCAGTAATTACACTTCCTGAGAATAATCTGGAAGTTGGTCAGAATGTTCAAATCGCTCAGAATGCACTTACATTCAGCAGAGGATCTGGATCTAATGGATCTGTTCCCACTGCCGCGACAACTTCATATGAAATTACTCAAAATGGTGCAACGAGTACTGCAACAGCAGCAACCTATAACGCTGCTACAGGTGTTCTTGTAGTAACTGTTGCTAATCATGGATTTACCACCAATGATAAGATTAGAATTGAAGATAATTCTTTGACCTTTACTTGCACTAAAGATGGTAATCATGAGAACAAGACATACCCCCGTTCCACAGATCCTTTCTCTGGAAGATGGTTACGTCCTTCTGCAGTAACTACAAATACATTTACTGTTAATGTCGGTCCTTCTGCTCTTGCTGATCAATATGATCACACATTCGTAAGTGCAACAGCAAACGGCATTGTCAAGAAAAATAATACAATCACCGTTGATCTTGGGACTTCTGGAGATACTTCAGCACACACCTTTGCTTCTGCAACTACAAACGGTGTTGTTGCTGGCGGTAACTACACTCATACTTTCGTAAGTGCAACATCTGGCGGCATTACAGTTGCTGGCGATGCGATTTCTATTGCAACAGAGTCTTTGGTGTTCACATGCACTGAAGATGGTAACACCCAGAGCAAGAATTATCCTAGAAAGAGTGATCCTGCTGCAAATCAAATTCTTGTCATCACTGCTGCAGATACAAATACATTCACTGTTAATGTTGGTCCTTCTAAGCAAGATGATCAATATGCACACACTTTTGTAAGTTCTGCTGATAATTCCATTACCAAGTCAGAATATGATTTAGCAGATTGTTCCGATGTTATTACAACTGTTAGCAACTTGATGGATATTCTCATCGATACGTTAGAGAATGCAAATCAAGATCCAGCTGTTGACCATTTGGGTACAATTACTAAGAAAACTCCTGCGTATAAGTTCCAAGGTGCAACAGTTAATGCTTATAGAGAGACTGAATTCCCAGTTTCTTATCATGATGGTATTAATGACATCATTTATGCAAATCAAATTGATGAATCCAGCAGATATCGCTTTAGAGACGCTGCAAATCTGATTCGTTTGAATAGAAGTGCCATTGTCGATAAAGCAGCATATGATATGCTTCAGCGTTATCCTGATCTTGCTCAGGATATGCCTAGAAACCAGAATGGTGGAAGCACTGATGGAACACTTCGTTGTAAGACTGACTTGGGTCTCATCTTAGACGGTATTGCTGATGATATTGAAAATGGTGGTAATGAGAAGACTGTTCAGGCAGCAAACTTCTACATTGGTTCTAGTGGTGAACTGTTACATATTCGTTTACAAGTATTCCAGTCTGTATACGCTCATGAGCGTCTTGGATATTATGCAAAACAGGCAATTACTGGTGATCTGACATATGATAATACCGATTCAATTATCGTTGGTGATTGGGGTATCACTCAAGATGGTGGTAATTGTGCAAACGTTCAAACTGCTATTGATACTTTAACTACTTTAATTAATGACGTTATTGCTCCAACTGGCGCTGATTACAATACTGCTGCAGATAGACTTTACTTCAATAGAGATCTAATCGCTCAGGAATGCACAGGTTTAACAACCGTGGAATTCCAATATATTCTGAATAACATCACCTATAGCGCATTCAGTTATCCTGGATCTAATGGTGAAGCAACATGTCAGAGAGATCTTAAGTTGATTCTTCTCGGAATTATTTCAGATCTTCAAACTGGTGGAACTAACAGCACGATTGCAGCTGCAGAAACATATCTCACCGCAGCATTGCAGTTAAATCATGTAGAAGATGAAATTCTTGCTACTGTATACGCTATTGAACAACTGAAGACTATCGGTACACACGCTCTTAACAATGTTCTTTATACTGCTGGTTCTAACGTTGGATCTCCTAATTATGAAGCACAATATGCAACTGCTGCAGCATACAGAGATGCCGTAGCAACTACAGATATCCAAGCGGTAATTTATAAGTTTGAAGACCTTGTAGACATCGTAGTTGATATTCTTGCTCCTGCAGGAAAGATTGGTAGAAGTGCTGCTAAGAACATTCTTTATAACCAAAACTATTATAAAGAAGAAATTCAGACAATTGTTAACAATCAGTTTGGTGCTGAGAGTTGGTCTTACAACTCTTTCATAGATACGATTATTAACGATCTTGTTCATGATATTGTAACCACTGATGTAAGTTCTAGTAATAAGCAAAATGCTTATCAAATTACTATCACTGCAGCACTTACAGGTTCTTTCCAAGTTGGTGAAGTTGTTCGTTCTAATGTCGGTGGATATGCATCTGTCCTTGAGTGGGATAGTGAAACTAGATTCTTAATTGTTGGTCCTTTTACAGGAACTGCATGGGTTGCTGGTAATACGTTAACTGGTAAGACCTCTGGAGCAACTGCAACAATCGCTTCTGGTGGAGTTGGTAGTGCATTTGATTGGTATACAGAACCCACAAATGTTCAGACTTTGGCACATGCCAAGACTATAACTTCAAACATTACGGGTCAGGTTTCTGGTATCAACCTCTTTACAAATCCAGAGGAACTTTTAACTAACTGGACATTCACTAATTCTGTTGCTACTGCTAACGTTGCTTCTTCACCTGATGATACAACAACAGCAGATCGTTATGCTGCTTCCAATGCGGTTGGAGGAGAACACTCTTTTGAAAGATCTTATTCACTGACCGCGTTTGAAACTTTTGACTCGGGTGCAGTTACATTTGATACTAGTAATGAAACATTTGACACTGGTTCTCCCACTGTTGGTGCAACTCAGACATTTACAAGTTCTTTGTTTATCAAGTCAAATGGATCACAATCTATTCGTTTCCAACTTATTCTTGATGATAGCACTGCTGCTGAGCAGAATATCTTCTTTGATGTAAATCTGAATACTGGTACTATTGGTTCTCTATTCACCCCTCAAGGTGGTGTTACTGGAGATGCTTATGGTGTCGTTCCTTATGGCAATGGATGGTATAGAGTATTCATTACTGCAACTTTCTCCTTTGGTTTCTCTTCTGTTCAGACGAAAGTCTTCTACAATAGTTCCACAGGTGCATCACTTTGGACTGGTGATGGAACAACGGGTGTTTATGCTTGGGGTGCTAAGTTTAACAAAGGTGCTCTTGATCCCTACACTGCAGTATCTGGTGAAGTCTTCTATTCTGATAATGAGTTCAATATCAAGACTTATGCTCTTGGATTACTTGAGGATTACTTGAGTCAAGCAATCCAAGGAACACTTGTTTCACCTTCTACAAATGCAGGATTCTACAGATTCTATGATTCTACAGCAGCGTCTGATTATACTGTCGCTTCCATTGATAGAATCAGCAGATTCTCTCTTGATATCATCAGACAACAACTTATTACTGGAACTCACTTCACAACTCTAACTGTTCAAAATGGTATTAGTGTCCCAACTAAAACTTATGGAACTAGAAACGTTGTAATTGGCATTGCTGGTGGTCTTGAAAGTACTGATTATGTCTACGGTCAATCTAGTGATGCGTATGCAGAAATTGAATCCAAACTTGAAAATAGTGCCAAGATTGTTCAAATCTATCAAAGATTTAGAATTGACGGTGATATCACCGATGGTCCTTTCACTATGAATGAAAATGTTTCTAAGCAGGGTGCTTCTGGTGTAACTGGTGTTGTTTATGGATTCCATGAAGATGCCAATTACAAGTATCTCGATGTTCGTGTTACCGCAGGAACTTGGGCAATTACAGATATTATTGTTGGTGCTACTAATTCCACAACAGCTCAAATTAGTGCAGTTGAGGACAGACTTCATGTAATTGATCTTAAAGGAACATTTACTAATGATATCCCATTCAAAGGATATACTAGCGGTGAAACTGCACAACCCACGGCGTTTAATAGAAACGAAGCTGCAGTTCTGACAAATACTGGTGGAACATTAACTGTTGATACTGAGACTTTATTAGGAACATTTGAAAAGACTGCAGTTGTTTATCCTGAAAACTCTAGAGTTTATCTGGATGTTAGCAAGTATGCTGGTTTTGATCTCAGAATTGGTTCTAGACTCGCATCTAATGGACATACAAGATTTGGAGTCAGTGTTGTTAGTGGTTTAAATAACTTTACAGTCGGTAATAGACTTTACAAGGTTGTCAGTGGTATTCAAGATCCTAACACATATGCAATTATTACTGAAGTTGATCTCGATAACAATTACATCTACGCAGTAGAGTATCAAGGGTCATTTAGTAATGGTGATTTGATTGGTGATTATGGTGTTGAATCTTTCCCTGTTGGATACGCTTCTATTACCACTCAAGTTGCCGTTGCTGGCGCAGCTGCAGGACTTGTTCAGGATATTAAAACTGTAGGAACACTCAAGAGAATTTATCTTAGTGACGTTGTAGGAACGTTTAGTCCTAGAGATGGTGTTAAGTCTATTGAAGGTTATCTTGCAGCGATTAGTTCTACTAAAGATCTGAAAGCTCGCGTTAAGAGATCCTTCAAAGGATTTGATGGTACTCAAACTACCTTCGATCTTACAATTGAAAATGGAACTTCTTATCTCCCTGATCCTGCAGGTCACATGCTCATCTTTATTAATGGTATCCTGCAACCACCTGGAGCAAATAATGCATATACCGCATTCTCTAACCAAATTCAATTCACTGAAGCACCTGAACTTGGAGCATCGTTTACTGGATTCTATGTTGGTAAACTGAGACAACTTGACGATATTTCGTTCGAGTTTGACTCCTTACGTCAGTCCTTCAACCTCAAGCGTAATGAAGTTTTCTATTCGCTTACACTCACTGATGGTGTTCAATCTAGCACCATTAGACCTGAAAATAATATCATTGTTTCTCTCAATGGTGTTATTCAGGAACCTGGAATTGGTTTTGAAATTGTTGGTTCTAGAATCATCTTTACAGAAATTCCTCGCGTAGGTTCTACGTTTGTTGCATTCTCTTATGTTGGTTCTGAAGCGGACGTTGACGCTGCTGAAGTTGTTCCTCCAATTGAACCTGGTGACTTTATCGACATTCAAGGTGAGACCGACGATCGTGAAGTTGCGGTTATTGAGTCGTCCAACTCTCTAATCACATTCGATTATCTCGGTTCTGTCTTTGGTCAGAATGCTATCGGTCAGTCCGTGATTACAACTGGATTTATTGACAAGGTTCAAGTAACATCTGGTGGTTCTGGATATACTTCTAGACCAACAGTTCGTATTGACTCTATCTCTGGATTTGATGGAAACATTCGCGCTCTAATTGGAGTTTCGGGTGTCGAAATCAGTAATGCTGGTTCTGGATATAAGAATCCTGACATTGAAATTGAAACTACAGTTCCTGATGACTGGACTGCTCCTAATCTTGCCGATTACGGTGAAGAATTAGTTGATCCAGAGATCCTATAAATAACTAAAAATCGTAGCGAGTAATGGCTAAACAATCACTGGGTCTTGGATCCGCCGCTAATGATAATACAGGTGATACTCTTCGTGCTGGCGGTGATAAGATCAACGACAACTTTGATGAACTATATACCGCTTTGGGTAATGGATCTAATTTAAATATTAGCGTCTCTAACCCTGCAACGGGACAAGTTCTACGGTACAACGGATCTTCGTTTATACCGTCAGATTACACTAGCCTTACTGCGGCGTTAGATGTAAATGGTAATAGCATTGTATCTTCTTCTAACGGAGATATTAATATTTCCCCCAATGGAACAGGTGATCTTAATTTGTCTGTTGGTTCTATTACAACCAATTTTGATGGTGCTACGGGCGAAGTCAATATGCCCACTAAAGTTAAGTATAAGAATGAATATGCTTCTTTAGGTGCAGCTCCTTCGGCAGCAGGGTATCCTGGTTATTACTTTACTGTAGATGGTGATGATAATCCATATGTGAATATGAATATCACTGCAGGTGGTGTTGGTGATACTCGTGTAAAGTTATTAACTGAATATTCTAGTATCGACTCTTTAAGTAACGTTGATATTACGACACAAGCACCTACAACCAACCAAGTCTTAAAATGGGATGGAACAAAGTTTGTTCCTGCTGATGATAATGCAGGTATTGCTTCTATCAATACATTTGCCACTGTCACTGGTGATACGGGAACTACCACTGCAAATAGTCAAACCGATACATTAACTATTGCGGGTGGAACAAACATTACAACATCCGTTAGTGGTGATACTCTTACTGTTGATTTTAACGGAACTCTAACAACAACCCTCGCTGCTCTTACTGATACAAATGTTAGCGGAATTACTCAAGGTGATTCTTTGTATTGGAATGGAACTAGTTGGATTGTAACTCGCAGTCCAATTACTTGGTGGGAAATTGGTGCTGTCGGTGCTTCAGACTTTACTTTCACTGGTCCTGGATTTACGGGTGCTGCTCAAGATCCTACAATTTATGTTATGCGTGGCATGACATATGCATTTGATAATAGCACTAACGCTGGAACTCACCCCTTCAGAATTCAGAGCTCTCAGGGATTGAGTGGAACTGCATATACTGCGGGTCAAACTGGTAGTGGAACGGCAGTTTTATATTTCACTGTTCCTATGGATGCTCCTAGTGTGCTTTACTATCAGTGTACTTCACACGCTGCTATGAATGGAACCATTAACGTTGTAAGCTGAGGGTTATAGATGGCAAGAATTGTTCCTGGGTCTGGTGCTGACATTGAACCAATATTTGACGAAG